GAGAAAGATGACGAGCTTGTGGGTGACATCGTTCAGAACTGGATGAAGCATGCCAACGGGCGGCAGACAATCGCATTCAGCCCATCGATCAAGCACAGTAAGTTCCTTGTGGCATCGTTCCGAGAGAATGGCGTCACGGCAGAACACATTGATGGCTACATGCCTGACGATATCCGGCAGGAGCTTTACGAGGCTCACGATAACGGTGAGTTCATGATCCTTTCTTGTTCCCGGTTACTGAACACTGGCTACGATGCCCCATCGGTCTCGTGCCTGATCGATTGCTTTCCGACTCGTTCGCACATTGCCTACGTCCAACGGGCAGGCAGGATCATGCGGACGGCTCCCGGCAAAGAGAATGCCGTGTACCTCGATCACGCTAACAACGTGAAATATTTTGGATTCGCTGAGACCGTGATCCCGGCAGAATTGGATGACGGTGAGAAGAAGTTCAGCGAGAAGAAGCAGACCAAGAAAAAGAAAGAGGCCAAGGTAACAGGTTGCCCACAATGCTACCGTCAGATGATGGGCATCCGCTGTTCATGCGGTTACGAGATACCAATTGAAGAGCAGATCAAGACTGACGGCTCAGAGCTTGAGCGGCTATCCAAGGAGGCCAACAAGACCTACAGCCCTGAGCGCAAGTCAGAGTGGCTAGGAGAGCTACAGTATTACGCAAAGACCAGAGGTTACAGCAACGGTTGGGCGGCACATAAATACCGCGCTAAGTTTGGTGTGTGGCCGAATGGCGTAAATCCTTCTCGCGTTGACGGCATGTCAGACGAGGTTAATCGGTTCATCAAGAGCCAGAACATAAGAAATGCATATGCAAGGATGAAAGATGTCAGTACAAACAATTCTGAATCAAATCGACAAGGTGCGTAACTCAGGGCAAGACAAGTGGAGGATTCCCTGCCCAGTCCATAACGGCAAAGACTACAACATGAGCATCAAGGAATGCGCTGACGGCACAGTGCTAGCCCACTGTTTCGTATGCGGCGCTGACGGCCCGGCATTATGCGATGCGCTCGGCATATCCAAGTCAGAGATCTTTCCGCCGGAAAGCAGGTACATCAAGCCCGCGATCACCAAGAAGATGCAACAGGAAGCCCTAGAAGACGAGTTTGTGATCAGCATAGCCAGTCAGCAACGAAAGCTATCACTTGAGGATAAGCGCCGTTTGAGGCTCGCCAAGGCTAGGTTGGAAGGCATCGGGCAGATCAAGAATGCATCTTAGAAACAAAAAGTGTTGCAATACCTGATCAGTTTGCTATCCTATGCATGTCGAAATTGAAATGTAATTAGGAGAACGACATGGCATTTATCGAAAATCACACTGCATGGGCTGAAGCTAGAGCGCGTAACATTTGGAACAATGCGAACAAGACGTTCCATCGTAAGTTCGAGCGTTCAGTCGAGGTTGAGACTTGGTTGATCAATGTTGAGAACGACAAGTTCTGGTCAAACAACGAGTTTGCCATGAGCTTGGTTAGCGCATGGGATCGTTTCGGTAAGTTGACTGAAGGTCAGTACAACGCCGTATGCAAGATCATTGACAAGCAGGCGGCTCGTCAGGCTGAGTGGGACGCAAAGCGTGAGGCAGACAAGAATGCCAAGAACGCTACGTTGGAACACGTTGGTGTTGTCGGTGAGCGCATGCAGTTTGAGTTGACTGTGGTTGCGATCATTGAGTATGACCGTCCTCGGTTCTACTACAACGACTCAGGCATCGGTTACATCACCATCATGGAAGATGCGGAAGGCAACAAGGTTGTCTACATGAACACCTTGTCTGAGAAGACAAAGGATGAGCATGGCTATGAACACTGGGTTCCTGCTGAAAAGGGGGACACTGTGTTGTTCATGGCTAAGGTCAAAGAGCATGGTGTACGCGATGGCGCTAAGCAGACTGTCGTTCAGCGTCCAACCAAGACTGTCGTAATCAAAGGAGAATAAAAATGGCAGAAGCATTCGTTTTGATTTTCGGCCTCGCTACCGCGTTTGTGGTAGCAGGGGTCATCGGGCCCGTTGGGGACTGGGCTGTCAAGAAGTGGGGTGAAGACGATGAGGCTTTCTGAGTCAGCGTCAGCGCCACGCTACCCTACCTGTCCCAACTGTGGTGACAACGTACTCAGGGAACACCTGAACATGGGCGATGAGGTCTGCAGATACTGTGGGCCTACTCGTGATCTGGACACATACGGCGAGCTTGAGAAAGAACGCTTTGATGCATGGTACTCAGCGTACCTCGATGAGAAGGGTGGAGAATGAATAACAAGGCAATGAACGAGCCAACCGTGGACGATGTGATGAGCCACTGGAGTAAGTGTGGATCGATCAAGGACACTGCTGAACACTTTGGCAAGACCTACAAAACAATCGAGATCATGGTTGCTCGTAACAAGCACAACTACGAGCGGAGCTTCAACTTCCCGCACATCATCCACGCCAAGAGGTTCGGAGCATAATGGAATTTTTCTGCGCTTTAATTATCACTGTGTCGCTACTGGTCTGGCTATGCCTGTGGTGGGACGCCAACGAGAAGTCGAAATGAACAAAATATGGATGGTAGAGGATCACCTCAAAGAGAACACAATCTACCTTGAGAAGAAGCCCCACGTTCGCAAATACATGATGGAGAACAAGCACCACGATCAGATCGAGGTGACAGAGATCCAGTGGAACTACAAGAGCGAGCTACTCAAGATAATCAACAGCGCATACTCTCGTGGCGCAGTGCATGGCATCAGGCTAGGCAGTGGCTCATAAGTGGTGAAAACTTCCTCACTGGTGTATAAAGCGTCTATACACACTTTGGACGCTATAGGCACAGAGATGGCAGGTAGACCTACCAAGTACAACGCGACAATCCAGAAGAAGGCAGAGGAATACATCAAGAATCTGCCGGAGGATGAAGTCGTACACAGCATCGAAGGACTCGCAGATCACATCAACGTGGCCCGGTCTACAGTCTACAAATGGCGTGATGAGATCGAAGAATTTTCGGACACCTTAGAGGCAATCCTGAGAAAGCAGGCCAAGACATTGATCAACCGAGGTCTGGCAGGTGAGTTCAACGCGCCAATGACCAAGATGATGATGAACGTCAACCACGGCTACCGTGAGCGCACAGAGACCGATCACTTATCGAGTGACGGCACGATGTCACCACAGAAGATCGAACGGGTCATCATCGAGGCTACACAGGCTTGAGTGCAATCCTACGGTTTGAGACAGCATCCGTATTCAGACCACTGCTAGAGCCTGCACGATACAAAGGCGCATGGGGAGGCCGAGGCTCAGGTAAGTCTCACTTCTTTGCCGAGCTACTGATCGAGGATGCGCTCAGGATCGATGGCATGCGAGCGGCATGTATCCGAGAGGTACAGAAGTCACTCAAGCAATCATCTAAGCGATTGATTGAGGATAAGCTACAGGCATACAACCTCGGTGAGCGGGCAGGCTTCAAGGTGTACCGTGAGGTCATCGAGACGCCCAAGGACGGGGTGATCATCTTCACTGGTATGCAAGACCACACCGCTGACTCCATCAAGTCACTAGAGGGCTTTGACCGGGCATGGATCGAGGAGGCTCAGTCATTGAGCCACAGGTCATTAGAACTGCTGACGCCAACCATGCGTAAGGAAGGCTCAGAGATCTGGGCATCGTGGAACCCTAACAGGCCGACAGATGCCATTGATCAGCTACTGCGAGGCAACAACACTCCAACAGGCGCTGTAGTCGTCAACTCCAACTGGAAGCACAATCCTTGGATCAGTCAGGTTCTGGTGCAGGAAAAGGACGACTGCTTACGCATGACCCCTGATCGGTATCCACATGTATGGGAGGGTGAGTATGCTACTGTCTTGGAAGGTGCGTATTATGCTCGACACCTATCGGAAGCGGCACTTGAGGGTAGGATCGGATTCTTTGGAAAAGATCCTCTTGTCAAACTACATGCCGTGTGGGACATCGGCGGAACCTCCAAGAAGTCGGATGCGACTGCTATATGGATCGTTCAGTACATCGGTGAAGAGATTCGCCTACTGGATTACTATGAGGCGGTAGGACAGCCGTTTGAGTCACACGTTCACTGGCTCAGGTCTAAAGGCTACGAGGATGCGTTGATGGTACTGCCACATGACGGCAGGAAGCACGACATGGTCTACAAGGTGACACCAGAGGGGTTCTTGCACGATGCCGGATTCACTGTTGAGTCTATCCCGAATCAAGGCGCAGGCGCTGTACTGTCCCGCATCGAAGCGGCCAGAAGGATGTTCCCATCCTGCAGATTCCACGACGAGAACACTAAAGGCGGACGAGAGGCACTCGGTTGGTATCACGAGAAACGTGACGAAGCCAGAGGTCTCGGTCTCGGCCCTGAACACGACTGGGCTTCCCACGGCGCTGATGCTTTTGGCTTGGTGGCCATCTACCGTCAAGGCATCGGTCAATCCGACTCATGGGATACGCCAATACGAAGAAATCTCGCGGGCGTTGCCTGACGACTGAGGTCTGATAGAATAGGCGTGGGCGAGCGGTTTTAGGACTGCGACATGGCATTGATCAAGAAAGCGGGTGGCGTACTCGATTATCTCATCGACAGGTTTGATGACAGGTTCGCTAATCAAGTAGGCTCAAGCTCAATCCGCAAGGGTGAAGTCAAAGACACCGCAGGAACACGAGTTACTGTTGAGGATGCGCCTCAATTAGAAATCCCGCTTATTGATTTCCGAGACTATGAAGGCCGTGGGCTAATCACAAGCATGGCTGACCGCACCCAAGGCGGCGGCGTCCTAACCAAGATTGATGGCACACCACTCAGTCGCCCGGTACAGCTAGAAGGCGGTCAAAATTTCATGGTCATCAACCCAGAGCTTTGGGGTTCATTCCCTAAAGTAGTTGATGATCACCTTGAGCTTGCTCGCTACCTGAAAGGCATAACGGGCGGCAAAGACCCACTGTTTGCACCTTGGATGATGTCACCGAAAGGCATGGACTACTCAACAATGCCAGTCCACTCAATGCTTGGTTTTATCGATGGCACTGCAAGCAAGAAGCTCAAGAATGCGATTACGCAGGAAGTCAGGCAGACAGTCCCAAACTTTGTGGGATTCAACAAGGATTGGGAAAAGCAGATATTCGCAATGTCAGGCGATGAGCGAAAGGCTTTGCAGAAAGCACTGGACGCCTTGCGTGGCGACACTGGCATTGGGTCAGGCAAGGCTCGTGTATCAGTAGCCGATCCTGATCAATTAGACACGCCAGATGGCATCCTGTTTAACGTGGGTGAGTTCAGCGGCAACATGAAGAGCGCAGGCCCGCAACGCCACGGCACATACAAGGGTTCTATGGAAGGTGATTTCGTAGGCCGTAGCAGTGAGCCAGTCAAGGTTACTCAGGCGATCCCTCAGACGATCACTAAGAAAGGTGAAGTCAGGAAGGTAGCTGACCCAGACAACCCAACAAGCGATGACTTGCGTTCGATGATGATGGGGCCGAAAGGCGCTGTGATTGATGACAAGATGTTGAAACGCATGTACGGCGGTCTTGGCACTCTTGGATCAGGAAGCATTCTCGGTGCTTTATTGGCAGGCTCAGATCAGGCAGTGGCATCACCTGTCCCCGGCGGCATGACAATGCCAAGCATGAAAGATGTCAGATCAGGAATGGCAAGCCAACAATCATCGGCAGACCAAGATGCTACGAACATGATCCTTGAGACAATCCTCAACTTCATGGCCCCAACATCATTAGGTGGCGGTATTGATACCATGTCAGGGTATCAGCGGAGCCAGACTCGATGAGCTTATTCAAAGCCATTGAGCGACTGATCAAGGCAGGCTTCCCAGAAAGCACTGCAAAGAAGATTGCCACTGGCGAGTTGCCGATGGACTTTGAGTCCCGTATGGGTCGCGCAATGGATCAGGGGTATGATGTTGATCGCCGTTGGTATCACGGAACAAGCAAAGACATATTGGAATTCGATCCAAGTCAAATAGGTAAAGGGCCCGGCGCAACTCCTGCAATGTTACCGCAGGGATTTTACTTTGCTCGCAAGCCAGATGAGGCATCTGAATATGCAACAGGCGAGGGTGCAAACATTCTGCCTGTGTATCTTAATACTCAAGATACAATCACTCGCGGCGGGATTAATGCCTTTAAGGATTTTAATCAAGGCGTAGGTGATTCTTTAATTACGCGCTCTGAAGATGTGATGGTGGTCAGGAATCCTGAGCAAATTAGATCTATGAGCGCGGCATTCGATCCAGATCAGGTAGGCAACCCAAACCTCCTTGCTTCAGCCGCTCCTGTTGCGGCAGGTGGCATCCTTGGTGCGCTAGGTGCAACAGGATCAGGTCAGGCCGAGGCATCACCTCGTATGATGCGTAATGTATCGGAAGGCATTCAGGCTAACCCTAACGAGAACATGATCGGCCCTAACGCCATCCTAGAGGCTCTCATGGGCTTTTTAGCGCCACAGACGATGGGTGATGCTACAATGGACGCATACAACCGTAGCAGGATTCGGTAATGGCGATAACGAACTACACAAATCTGAAGTCAACGATCAGTGATTTCCTGAACCGTGATGACCTCGACTCGGTCATTCCTACGTTCATCCAGTTAGCTGAGGCGCAGATGAACCGTGACATCCGCCACTGGCAGATGGAGACACGGGTATCGGGTCAGCAGAGTCAAGGCGATCAGTACATGCAAGTACCCGCCGACTGGAACGAGACGATCAGATTACATCTGACTGGCGGCGGCACATCAGTAGTCGAATTGCTCAGTCTCAGCGGCATGGCAGACAGGCGAGCCAAGGCAGAAGATCAGGCAGGAAAGCCACGGTTTTACGCTCACGTTCGTGGCGAGTTTGAGCTTTATCCAACGCCGGATGAAGACACAAACTTTGAACTGCTATACTACGCAAAGGTTCCGGCATTATCCGACTCCAACACTACGAACTGGCTGTTGGAATATGCCCCGGATGTGTACTTGTACGGCGCACTAGGTCACTCAGCACCATACTTGCAGGAAGATGCACGTTTGGCTGTCTGGGCGCAGATGTATGCGGCGGCAGTGCAGAACCTGAATAACCACTCAGAGCGCGTTAAAAACTCAGGAACGGGCATTAGATTGAACATACGAGGACTTGGATAATGTCATTCTCAAATTACTTGGAAACTGAACTTCTTGATCATGTTTTCGCAGGCAATGCTTATACTTCACCGACTGATGTGTACGTTGGTCTGTCAACATCGAATCCGGGCGAGGATGGTTCAGGCACAGAGGTCTCAGGAGGGTCATACGCCCGTCAAACAGGATCGTTTACTGTATCCGGCAATACTGCAACGACAGACGCTGTGATTGAGTTTCCAACAGCCACTGGCACATGGGGAACGGTGACACACATTGGTATCTATGACGCATCATCTGCAGGCAACCTTTTGGCATATGCGGCACTAACCACTAGCAAGTCGATTGCTTCTGGTGATGTATTCCGCATCCCAACGGGTGATATCGATATTACACTGGATTAAATAGATGGCTCGCGGATATGGCATAGCCAACTATGGCGATGGGCTGTACGGTGTAACCACTTACATCGATGCATCGGCAACGGCATCTATGTCTGCGACGATTACGGCAAACGCCACAGCAACGTTTGTCTCAGGATCACCAAACGCAATAGCGGCGGCGGCATCACTGACTTCTAATATGGTTAGGGTCAAGTCTGTTGAAGCTATTGTTGAAAACTCAGCAGTAGTCGTTTCAAATGCTGAAACTATTGTCACATCAAGCGCAAACGTAAGCCTATCCTCAACAGTATCTTCTAACTGCGAGCGCGTGAAAGAAGCAGACACGATTGTTATTAGTCAGGTTGTAACTACTAGCTCAGCGGTCGAGAAATGGGAACCTATTGGCTACGACAGCCAAACATGGGATACAATACAGAAAACTTCAACGACATGGGCAAATGTCGCCTAGAGGATTAACAAATGGCTGATACAACGACTACTACTTATGGCCTCACAAAGCCAGAGGTTGGAGCCTCTGAGGATTCGTGGGGGACAAAAATAAATGGCGTAATCGATGATCTTGATGATCTCCTCGATGGCACAACGGCTGTCACTGGTATCAACCTTACCTCAAGCGACTGGAAGGTTGGCGGCACAACCGTTACCGCAACTGCGACAGAATTAAACCTCCTTGATGGGGTGACGGGGACTTTGCTTACAGATGGAAACATCGGCTCAACCGTACAAGCATACGATGTAGACACACTCAAAGCAGACACAGCAGACACCATTACTGCACCGATGCGCGGCACAGTGACAGCAGACAACGATCTGTCATTCGACATGAACGTCACCAACAACTTTAAATGCACACCGACAGGCAACGGTACTCTGACGTTTACGAACATCACAGCAGGACAGTCTGGCAACGTCTGGTTAGACAACTCAGGCGGTCACACAATCTCTGCGGCATCTACCACATACATCTCAAGTGCTGACCTCACTACGATCAGTGCGGCAGGTGTCTATTTCATTTCATACTACTCAGATGGCACTAACGTCATGGTGTCAGCAACTCCGGCTGTTACGAGTGCAGGTGCTTAATGTCGATCATTCAAGGTAATGCAAAACAAGGTAGCACACGGGGCTTCTACGACTTCCCGATAGAGCAGAGTCTACGGTTTAATGACGACGACAATGCGTACCTGAGTTGGACTCCTGCCAGTGCAGGTAATCGTAAGACTTGGACATTATCGTTATGGACAAAGCGTGGCCGTGTTGACAATGCTAATAGAGAACTGTTTGGCACTGCTTCAGAAGGTGACAAGTTAGCTTTTTCAGATAGTAGAATCTTTTGGTTTAATAATGGATCAGCATCAAGCTATTTAAGCACTACTGCGCTATTCCGTGATCCGTCTGCTTGGTATCACATTGTTTTAGCTTTTGACACAACGCAAGCCACAGCATCAAACAGAGTTAAGTTGTACGTTAATGGCGAACAAGTTGCCTTTGATAACAACACAACATTTCCATCTCAAAACTACGATGGCGACATAAACAATGCGGAAGCACAGTTTATTGGAATGGGTCACTCAGGAACTGGAAGTTCGTATGACGGCTACCTAGCCGAAGTCAACTTCATAGACGGTACAGCCCTAGACGCATCCTCATTCGGTGAACTGAAGAACGGTGTGTGGATTCCTAAAGACCCA